CTCGGAGATGTGTATAAGAGACAGTTCATAGATTTCCTGATTCTTGAGGATTTGTGCTATCCATTCTTTTGCTGATTTTTCAGTAGGAAATCGTCTAATATTTCCTGAAAGAATTACATCATATTGACCAAAAATATGAGTTTTTGAAACAACGTCAGTATGTTCTGGCCTTAATGTTTGGAATTTAAAATCATCTTTAGTTAGTTTCAATCTTGAGCCTCTTTAGCGTAGAATCCAATGTATAGTCATTGTATAGTTTCCCGCCATTAGAGCAATTAACTATTATGTTTTTATCCCATCGCTCTATAAAGTGCCAGAAATCTACTACCCATTCCTGATAAATAATCTGCTCGTATCCTGTACCCTCGTGCTCAAAGCCTAGGATACATATCTTGTCTGCCTCTAGAACCTGCTTGGCATAGCATACACCAAACAGCCCAACATTAGACATTCTTGGCTCGTCATGCGTGATCCAGCGGTATGGCTTGTATTCATGCTCGCGCAGGTGTAGCATGACTACCTCTCTGGTTATAGACGAGCAGATGAACTTGGTCTTGTTCAGGCATATCTTCAGGTTCTCGGTTGTAAAGTATTTGGGATTTACCCACTTTTCTAGAGTAGCCACATAGTCAGGGATTATTCCATCCCCTACCATCTTATTGAATATCATCTCTGTCGCTATTAGCTTGCCTTTGAATCTCTTTATTTCATCATAATACTTGTAGGTGGATGATCCCCCTCCTATCACTAGGACAGTGTTCTTGGCTGCTATCTTTGTGACCTTCTTATTTTTGTGTCTTGTATAATCCCTCTCTATCTTTAGTTCTTCAATCCTGTCTTGCAGGGCTTGTAAATATTCTACCTCGGTATTGCCACAGGTCTTGCAGTGAGTAACTTCCGACCTTGTAAGGCCGTTGCCGCCTCTCTTGGGGAATCTTCCCATCTTTACCACTTGTGTGATAATGTCAAGAGTGTTTTTCCTCTAATAGATATTTACACACCAAACATTCTTCTTTGAATTGTCCCCACCATCTTTGACATTTTAAACAATAATAGCCCAATTTAACACTCCTGTGTAACTGTCAGGACTCTATCACCAGATTTACAAAGTCAGACTCTATTATTTTACTGTTATACAGTACGCCTCCCTGTGTGCAGTTGATTATAAAGCCTGTTGGAAGCTCGTTAATGTATGCTCGCCAGTCCGTATACCAGTTAAGATATGGATTGCCCTTGTCTCCATCCCAACAGTTCATGCCCATCAGGATAAACCTGTCTACATCCAGTTCATCCTTGGCAAACTTGCAGCTAAATATGCCAACGTTGGAGATATTGTATGCTCTGGAACGGTCATACCTGTAGAGCTTCCTGCCAATCTTCTCCATAGAACGATCCATCCAGTCCCTAGTGATATCAGAGCCTACGACCTGTATGCCGTGCTCCTTTATTGCCTCAAAGTCAAACAGCTTTTCGTTTATCCTCTTGTATGCCTCCTCGTATGTTACGATATAATCAGGGATTATGCCCATCTCTATCATTGGAATGGAGCAGACATCCGTAGCTATTACAGGGATCTTGGTGCCCTTTAGTTTTATTGCCTCTGCTTCCCAGTCTGGTCCATGACCTACTACAATGACAGGATTCTTGCACTGTATAGTGACCTTCCTGTTGTTATTTCTGGTTCTAGCCTCGTTCTCATCTGCCAGCCTTTGCAGGACAATATCTCGCATATCCATATGATTAATGCCCTGTTTGTTTGCCTCATCCTTCTGGTTCTTTGTGAGATAACCTAGGGCTGTGAGTTGGCTGGTCATGTATCGTTAATTCACACTAATCATCATCAATTATGAAATTCCTCTTTGACTGTTTTCATAGCTTCTATTTTCTTCAAAGCAATTTTTAGAATCTCACTTACTTTGAATCTAGTTATACCTTTATGACTTGTTAGTTTTTGATGTTCATTTACAAAATACTTTCCTTCCTCGTTGTCAGCAAAACAAACCCCACAATCTAGACATTGAAAATTATATTCATCCATGACGATTAATCCTCGCTTGCCATCATAAGTATATCGTCTCCTTGCCAGACTTTAAATCAGTGGTATCGAGTGTCCACTCTAACTGTATAATTAATCTGTGCCCTGAGATAACGGGAAGTCCCTTGTGCCATCCGTTTGTATCCACAAGATGGATAGACCCCTTCTCGCCTGTTAAATATATGATATCTGAATAGTTCTCCTCAATGAACTCGTCTGTTACCCTCTGGTGTGCCCTGTACGGTTCAGGATGTATCATGTTGTGTACAGATCCTGGCACGTATACGTGTGGACCGTTCTCCATTGTTACATCATTCAGGTATAGATACCCCTTGATGAACTTGCTATATGTAGAGTCTTGGTGGAATTTCTGTCCTCCTTCAGCCTCGTTATGGTTTATAGTCCACCAACAGTTACACTGTGTCTGTATTGGTGTTCCCCCTAGGTATTGTGATACGAGTTTTAGCATCTGTATATTCTCGCACATCTCTTTTACCTCTGGGATAGCCAGTATAACCTTGTGATCCTTTACCTGGTAGATGTTAGAGTTGGCTGCCTTGAAATCATAGCCCTGTACCGTATGGTATCCGTGCCATGACTGGAACTCCATCTGTCCTATCTGTTCCACGATACTATCGCATTTGTTTTCATCAAACGGTTCCAGCTTGAGATAACCTTGCTCCATCAGTTGTTTATTCATCAGTATTTGATTCCCGCATCGTCTAGCTTCTGCTGTACCATCTCTCTAAACTCCACAGGCATCTCACGACTGGTATTATGAAGGTGTGGAAAGTTGTCCTGCTTCACCACTTCCTCAAATTTGTATACAATGGGTTGTAACTCTAAGAATATGTCTATGTATCTTTGATAGTTTGATTTTTCTATTATATTTGACACTCCTGTACCATCATAGGACTTGTCGTTATAGCTCAGAAATTCTTCATAATCTCTTGGAGTCGAGGTAAAATTCCTATAACATGACCATATTCTATCTACTGGATTTCTTACTATGAATACAGGTTTAACATCACCAAGTATGGAACAGTATGTTTCTAGCCCATCTTCTAAATATGCCTGTTCACTTCTGCCCGTCTCTATCCCTTGATCCATTAGCCATCTTTGTAATGATGATGTACCACACTTTGGAAAACCAACTATACAGTATTTCAATAATAAAAAAAAGGGAAAATAGGTATTAAGCCTATTGTTCTGTAGAAATCCTAACGATCGAGGAAGCATCAATTACACCTGTCTTGGTTCTCCAAGTTGTGTTTACACGTACTTGATTGTCTTCACCAATGTCATGGAATTTAACGGTAACGTCTCTCTTGACTCCTATACCATAGGAATGCTTTGGAACGAACATGTATGCGTTATACGCATCGAATGTCTGGTTGTTTACAGCCTCTATAGCGTTGGTGACAACTAACTGCACTCCCATAAACTCTTCTAACTGTGCTTTGAGCCAGATGTCTGGTACAGAGCGGGTAGCTAGTGAGGTTACGTTTGAGCTTGTGATTAGTTCTCTCCATTGCTGTGGGTGCATAGCTAGGACTGGTTTGATTCCACCTCGGAGATATCCCTGATCCTCTAGGTATTCTCTGCCGAATGCTACGCCTGTCTCGTCAAATGGGTCACTGTCAATATCAGATGATGTGATTGTCGCTCCTGTGTCGCCTCTAATCCATAATCCTGGGGTTAGGGTTCCCTCTGCTGACACTGTGGTCAGCATGTCGGTTGCTACAAAGTCATCATATGATGCAGCAGCAGCCTCTACTATCGCCTGAAGTAAATCAAATGGTGAGTTTTCAATCTCATCATAGTCACCAATCAGGTATACGCCTGTTATGGTGGATGGTGTTACCTCTACGCTAGTTAAGGTCTGTGTTGCCTCTGTTGGTGTTGAACCTACAGTCTGTGATCCATTTGCTGGAAGTGTAGTCTTGAAGAATCTGGCTCTATCAAATCCTTGCTGGATCTGCTTTACCTTTGCAAACTGAAAGACTGGTACAAAGCTGACTCCACCTGGTACTATTGCGACATCAGTGTCTAAATCCTGAGTAGCATGAGTGCCTGAAATGGATACAACCTCTTTTAGTGTCTCCTTGATTACCTTGTTTGGCTGGTTGTATGCCTCCCTGATGTGGAGTGGTGAATTTCTATACACCTCTCGTACACCGTGTGCGCCGTTAGAATTTGCTACAGTAACACTCCTGAAATATTCCAGAGGAATATTAAACTCGTATTTGCCGTAGTTTCTTAGGGCATTAACATACTCATTAGCAATCTCGTCAATTCTCTTGTATGTGGTAGAACCATCCATACCTACGTGAGCTAATGGTTTTTTGGAAGTCTCGCCAATCAATTTCTTCTCTAGGTTTGCGACTTGAGTAGCCATCTTATTGAGAAGTTTTCTCTCAATGCTGGCAGTCTTGTCTGTTCCCTGAGTCTGTCCATCACCTGGGTCTTTCTGGTCTGTTGGGACACACATTTGTGTAGTTGCATCCCATTTCTCATTGTCTCCGCAGGTTCCTGGATCGACTTGCTGGACATCGCCCAGTGCCGCTCCGTTCTCTGCTGGAGCCATATCGCCTTGTGTGGATTGAGTCTTAGGGTCTCCTATCTGTTCCGTCTTTGTCTTGGCTACGCACTTGCCTGCTTCCGCATCCCATTGCTGGTCTGATCCGCAGTCATGTCCGTTGCCATTTCCGTTATCGTCTTGTTCTTTGTTTTGTTCATTACATGAACATGTCATGAGTTAGGATTCTGATTTGTATATAAAGAGAACTAATTACAAGTAATGATTATGGTCACCAAGTCCTTATATCTTGGTTTTATGGAATCCTAACCCATAATCACTGTATTGAGTTCGTCCCCACCAATGTTCCAACAGTCAAACTAATTCATAAGTGTTCTAAACTTACTTTTCTATCAAATAGAATACATGTTCGGGATGGCTGACCTCTTCTAGCTTCTTGTGTATCTCAAGCTTTGCTGGTTCCATATCAAACATTTTGGGAAAGTTGTCACTGCTGAGGTGCCCCTTCCAGGGCAGTTGTTTGCATGTCTCTGAATAGTATTCGTTGCCAAAGATCCATCGCTTGGATAGGGATTTTATCTTCTCTATCACTGTTGGGAGATTGTCTGGGTGTATGTGCATTAGTACCCCAAAGGTCATGACCATATCAAAGCGCCTCTTTATGTCAAGGTCTTCAATGGATGATAGATAGAAGGTGGATTCTGGGAATCTGTTACATGCCATATCTAATGCGAGTTTGTTTACCTCAACACCAGAGATATCGGTAAATCCCATCTCCTTTAGGTGTGCTATAGTTAAGCCCCTGTTACAGCCAAGCTCCAAGAGAGAGGCATGCCTTGGTATTCCACTGAGGAATCTCTTCAGTATGTCCAGCCTGTAGCCATCTGTGTACTCATGATTCTCAAAGACCGTGTTTCTCTTCGTGTAATTGTTTCCACCAGAACCTTTCCAAAAGACCTGCTGGCTATTCATGCTTCCTGAACTTGTCACAGAGTTTATCAAACTCTTCTCTGGTTATCTCGATCTCCTTAAGGTACTCAGCTAGATATTTGGTGGGCAGCTTACCGTCATATTTTTCTACCATCTTCATACCCTGCTCCCTAGTCATTCTACCTTGGTGTACTGCTATGCTTGCCTGGTCTGTGGCTCTGCCGTAGCCATACTTTAGGTATTTGAAATAATCATGGAATACGACAAACTTGGTATCTAAATTCTCATAGTCCTCAAATGCCCACTCCATTGGTCCGTCATTGGTACAAAAACCGTATTGCTTCATCAGCTTGACCTGCTCGTAGGCATTCCATTTGATATAGTCACCCAGAAATATCGACCTTACATAGGGAAATTTTTGCCAGCTATACACAGGTGAGTCTGGAAGGCAGGACTCTTTCTTGAACAGACATTCCTCAAACTGGTCGTCCTTTATTGGAGTGCCACCGTACTCTAGTGTCGGGTTCTCTGCCCACACTATCAGGGGGATGTTGAACTTGTCTGCGATAAGCATGGGTATACTGACTATTCCCAGATGCTCAGGATACGCGTGATCCCCTAGCTCGTGTAGCCCCTGCCTCTGTAATGCGTGATACTCTGAGGGCTTGCCATAGAACTCTATACAGTCCACATCAAAGGTCTTCTTTATGTTCTCCAAGTTTTTTCTGCCAAGCGGTGTCTGGTCAATAGGGATAAACGAGACTAGAAGAGGGTTCATCTCATGCATTTCTTTTAATATATATGTGATATAATGGGAGTCCTTCCCGCCTGATACTGGAATGACACAGTCCCAGTATTTGTCGTTCCTGTATATATCGAGAATCTGCTTTAATGAGCTTGCCCTCTTATCCCAGTCTATATCGTTCTTACCCTCATGGTATAGGCATGCAGAACAGACTCCGTCTGTAAACTCTAGGTCAGGCTTACTAGTTGGGTAGAGACATCTGGTACATCTCTTCATTGATTAAAAATCTGGATGATGGTTATTATAGATTTTCTTTGGGAATCCTAAAGGTATACTGGACTAGCTTGCCTCCAAACTTGTTCTTTGCCAGATGTAGTCCTATCTTGTTTGCTGGGTTGATGTTGGCGTAATAGTATTTCTTTGGATGCAGCTTTGCCATCTCCCTCATCGCCTCTGTTCCCAGTCCCTTGTTCTGGTACTCCTTTTTGATAAAATAGCCCCACTCGCATTTTTTTGTCAGGTAGATGTTGCCTACCCTCATGTTATTCTCCCCAATGATATACCACGCCTCATAGGGCATGGAGTTACAAAACCTGACATGCTGGTTCCATGTGGGCATCTCAAATGATATCGACTGCTCAGGGGTTCGCTCCTTTAGCATGTCATACATGAACTGATAGTCATCCCTTTGTACAGGTCTTAGATTTACCACACTTTTTTACTAGTAGGGAAATAATTAAACAATGACATTCTTTGTAGCTGAGATAGGAAGTAATTGGAATGGGGATTTACAGAAGGCAAAGCAAATTGTATCAGAGTGCAAGACTGCTGGTGCGGATGCCGTCAAGTTTCAGATGTGGCGAGCTGATGACCTGTATGAAGGCAAGTACAAGGAATACGAACTGACCTTTGAGAAGGCTGAGAAGATAAAAAAATACTGTGATCATATAGGTATAGAGTTCTTCTGCTCGGTATTCTATCCTGAGGCTGTGGCTTTTCTAGAAACTCTGGGAGTAAAACGATACAAGATAGGTTCTAGGACATTCAAGATGGAAGATCCGTTTTCAAAAGAGACTATTGATGCAATTATTGAGAACACCCCTAAACCAGTTATCTATAGTAATGGATTCAATCAGCGTGTAGGATTTGAGGGTGGTAGAGAATTATACTGTATACCTGAATATCCTGCTGACCCATCTGATATAGACTGGGAATTATTAAAAACTAGAAAAGGATTTAGTGACCACACTCTAGGGATAGAACAATCTCTAAAGTATTGCAAGATGAAGCCTGATGGCATTCTAGAAAAACATGTCAAGACTGTTGGCTCTCATGGACCAGACGTGGAGTTCTCCATTACCACTCAGGAGTTAGCTGACTTGATAACCCAGTCCACCTGATCGTCAGTCAAATCAGCGTGCATTGGAATAGATACTATCTCCTTGCAGACCTTTTCTGTTACTGGTAGCGCTTGCCCCTTATCGTATAATGTCATCTTGTGTAATGGATTATAGTGAACTCCAGTCTCCACTCCCTTTGCCTTCATCTTTCTCATAAACTCAAATGGAATTGCCACTCTAATCCAAAACAAATGATACGAACAATCAGTAGATAATGGCATGGTATGAAAGTCACTTAATCCTGAAGTATACCTTTTAGCTATCTCATAGCGTCTCTTGTTCATCTGGTCTAGCTTCTCTAATTGTATCATGCCTATCTTGGCTGAGAACTCGCTCATGTAATAGTTGAAACCGTTCTCCTTGATATCATATTTAGTTCCCTTCCTGTCTGTGATACCGCACCACCTTCTGGCGTTTAGCCTCTTCTTGTTTTCTGCTACGTTCTCACCGTTTAGTGTTATAGCCCCGCCAGCTGGCATTGCCAGGTTCTTTACAGCATGGAATGAAAAACAGCAGGTCTCATGGGAACCTATCATGTTGTTCCTGTATACGGCTCCTGCTGCGTGTGCTGCATCCTGGACAAGTGGGATGGATTGGGCTTTAATCTTGTCCAAGACACAAGGCAACCCCCCAAAGTGAACAGGCATTATACATGCTGTCGCCTCAGTTGTTGCCTCTTGTACTAGGGCAGGATCAATACATAAGGTCTTCTCGTCAACATCTACGAATTTAGGGATTCCCCCGTTATACAGGATGGCGTTGGCTGTGCTGGCAAAGGTTAGCGAGGGCAGTATCACCTCCTTGCCTTTTAATGAGTATAGGGATAAAGCAAGGTGTAATGCTGCCGTACCGCTATTTACGGCTACAGTATCATCTGCATTTATGTATTCTGTAAACTTGTCCTCAAACTCTTTGACTAGGCCTGTTCCTGCCCCATTAGACCAGTTGCCTCTTAATACGTTGACTACTGCCCATTCCTCTTTCTGTGTTAAACTAGGGCTGAACAGCTTTACTTCTAGCAATCAAACTGACCTTTGATTGTCTGGTTATAAAACACTCCCTTTGATCCTGCTCCTGAGAACGCATCAAATGTACGTCTAGGCACATTACAATATCCATAAGTTCTATCGTTCAACTTAATCTCCATTGTATTAAAATCTGGATTATATGTTACCTTGCCAACAAAACTTGATACTTGATCGAAGTTTGGCTCCCTATCACCATGTTTAATTCCAGGCTCTCGATCATCTGGTTTTCTTACCTGTTTAGGCTCTACTGGTTCTATGGGTTCGGCTTTAATCTGGGATACAGGTTTGGATACTGGTGCATCTAATATTGAAATATATAATCCTAGGAGACTGGCTCCTGCAATCAGACTGAGTGTACTGATTAAATCTTTTTTATCTGCATTTGTTAATGTCTTCTGGACATTTGGTGGCAAGTTATTAAATGAATCCTTTGACAGATTTGTGTCCAGTTTCATTTTGTCCAGAAGGTCTTTTCTTTTCCGAATGCTTAATTCATGCCAAAGCTTTTTAATTTTTTCAGGATCAATCGTTTCCCTTAGCGGTCTTGATTCGTATAATGCTAACCACGCTGGGTGGCTTTCACTAAAATCAAAGCCTTTGGTGTTCTCGTTAGTGCTTGGATTGGTTTTGCTTTTTTTTTACCTAGTGCTTCGTCACTCTTGATACATTTGCCCTCGACATATGTTTGGCCTGGTGGGCATCGTTTATCTAGATCAGGCCTGCCTGTTGGTCCTGTTATGGTTACCTGCTCACCACAGTCTGGACAGATGGATTCTGCGTTCTCCATTGAGGATATTATCCCCTTTATCTCTGGCATGAGAAACTCTGAATCCTTTCTTAACTCCATTAATGATTGAATCATTTCCTGTAGTTCGGAGAAGAGTACGTCTGCCTGCTGGGTTGCTACGGTATCATTTGGGTTTCCCTTTATGATGGATTGGTATAATTGTAAGGTCTCAAAGTGTGCCTTGATCTGTGATTCTAGGAATACTGACATATCTGACATGAAATCGTGTATCATGCCGTTTACGTCTCTGTTCGTTGTTACGTCCGTGGTAATCTGTGGCATGCCTCTATGGGATAATAATCATAAAAGGGAACTAATCATGGGGCATCTCCCGCCTCGTCTATGATATCTGGATCGGTTGTAGGGGTGATGCTTTTCAGGCGCTTTAGCAGCCTGTTTGTCTCTGCCATCTCGTTGGCTATTCTCTTGAGCCATCTCCTGTCTATTATGGTTCCAGCCTGTTCAGTATATTTTGGCATCTCTATACCTCCTCGTAGTATCCTAGAACTGTGATATTAACATTAAAGTCATCAGCCTTCCCGTTGATGAAGGAACCTTCTGCGGTTTGTAAAAATAACGGTAGCAAAGGCGTTGTAACATTTTTTACCTGATCTATTGAGATAATGTCTGTCACTATTGTTGTAGAGTCCGCTGCGCTTGTCTCATAGATATCTATTGCCGAACCGTTAACACCTACGTTTCTGTCGGTATTTACAATTATTCCTGTAATGATTACCTGCTTTTGAGCCAGAGGCTTGAAGAAATTAACTGCGCTTGAATCTGTTATCTGTTGTTTTTTAGCCTCTGTGAATCTTCCTACCTGAACGCATAGAAATCCATTAGGTAATACCTGTGCAGTGTTTCCCGCATTGCCTTGAAGCAGAACCTTATTTGGCATTACTCAGAATCGAAATGAAATAGTATCGTAATCTCCACAGCGGCGTTAGTTTCACATTCTATAGCTATGGCATCATTCTGTCCAAGTCTTAAAGCCTCACTAAAATTAAGCTCGTCATGTCCAGCTGCCCCAATTCTAACAAGCATAAGGTCTCCAGCATCGGTTAATCCAGTTATTGCCCCATCCCCTCTTGCTACTGCGTCAGCATCATTTGATGATGCCTTGTTCAGGTTAACAGGAGTTAATGCACTAGACCCAGCTGCCGTTCCAGTTACAAACTTGACACGCCATAAGCTGGCAGTATCTGTTGAAATTACTATTGTGTCGATAATCATATCTTTTGAGGTTGAGATATTTTGAAGATACATACTTTCTTCATTAGCTACGGCTGTAGCATCTACCGAGATGACAGAATAAACCTGCCCTTGGTCTCTTGATTCATAATATTCTCGAGAAGCTGCACGTGCAGAAACATCTAGCCTTTGATTGTTTGATACGGTGGCAAATCCGTTTTTGCCTCCTCCGTCATCAATTCTTGTCAATTCAGTTCTCTACTCCATTATATTAGTAAAAGAACTAAGTATCAATGATCTCATCTGTAGTTATCTCGGCATGTGTGATTAGGGTTTTTAGTTTTAATTCAATGTCAGCTAGTTGGGATTGTGTTTGGGTGTTCTGTGTAAATAGGGACTGTTGCTCTTTAATCATGTTGTTGATGGCATCTATTGTATCCTGCTGGAGGATCTTGTTTCCAGTGTGTTTACTTGACATTGCCACAATCAGGGCACATTAATGATTCCCTTAGCTTGAAGAACTCTTTCATAAGAAATCTTAATGATTCTGTACTAGAACACTTTGAGAATGCTATCGCTATGTTCTGATCCTGTGACCTAGTTGGGTCTTCATCAGCTAATCTTGATATCCATGTCTGTACGCACTGGTCGTCTATTCCAGGATTGCCCACCTCTATGAGATTCTGTATATGTTGCTCGTTCTTGAGGTTCTTCTGTGTCGGTGCGTACTTTGCCTCTAGTCCTTGATCGTGTTGACACTCTTGTATATAATGCTCGATTACCTTAACTGAAGTTTCTGGTACCCCTGGAGTTTCCGTCAATGCCATACCTACTGGTACTAGACCAAACGGCATATGGAAGCAGTCGCCTGGGGAATTGCATACGTCCTTCATGGATACTGGGTCTGCCTCTATACTTGTGAACAGTGTCTTGTTTCTTGCAAGGTTAGCTGCTGGCTCGTCTGTGATGTCACCCTCGTAGAACACCGTCTCCATGTCTGGGTTGTAATGGAACGTGACCTCACCTATTACCCTGTGTTCGTCATGCTCCCAGTTTAACGGGACGGTAATGTTATCAAATCTTTTTAATTCCTCCTTTGTGTATAAATTATCATTCCTAGATATCCTTGGGATTAGTGCCACTCCTGTGATATGAGCCTGCTCGTTAATCATCGAGCGCGCCTCTATGATGGTTTTCAGCATAGTCTAGTCTTTGCCTCCAGCATTATAAGAGATATTTGCCGTCCTTGGCAAGCCGTTGCCTGGTATGAACCAGTTTAGTTTCCACTCTTTATTCATCCTTTAGAAACTCCTTTAGCGCGTCCTTTAGTATCTGCTTCTTCCTGTCCTGTAGTGCCTCTGTCATCTCGTCACCCTTTATCTTCTCATAGTTTATTCTCTTCATTAGTTTTTTATCGGCATCGTTTGGACTTCCGTACAGATTCACATAGTTCTCCTTGAGAATCTTTGCCGTAGTCTTTTTGTATTCCTCCTTTAGTATCCTCCCCTGTGTTAATACTCCCTGCATTCTCTGAATCCTTCCTTGTGTCAGCAGGGACTCTATCCTCATTATCCTAGCAGTAGTATGAATAAGGGATTCCTCTTCTGTGAATATTGGTCCAGTCTGCCTGTCCTCACCCCAGCCCCTCGCATCTATTGCTGGACCGATTACCTGTCTGGAATGCTCCTGCCCTGCTATCTGTACGCCAACATCAGCAGACTGTTCTAGGATTAAATGTCCTAGTCCTGACTCTAGAATGATTTGATCTCCGTTCTCCTGGAGAAGATAGTCAACTGCCATTATATCCTCCTGTATCTAGTCATGGAACAGAGCATGTAAAGTATCCCGTAGAGTTGTCATAGCCTGTAATGGATTCTCCCGCACCGCATGTTATGGATTGAATCCAGTCGTTTGGTGCAGCAAAGCCTGTGTTATAATGGAATAGATTCAGGCTTCCATCATCGTCTATAGCCTGTGATATGTTATCCTCTACATAATTTGCAAGCAGCATATTATTATCCCCAGTAACCCTGATGCCTCGTTTTTGTACCATGTTTAATGGATCTGTATTCGTACAAAAGTTAAGCGCTATCGAATTGTTGTGCCCTGCTTGTATTCCTGCCCTAGATCCCAAACCGCTTACACCGTTATTGATGCAATAGTTTCCCAATACAATACTGTTACTTGAAACAAACAGCCCGATATCCCCCGAACCGCTGACGCTATTCCCCAGATACACATCAAAGCCCTGGATACCCCTCCTGCTTCCTGAATCGGTTCCATAATCTATGACCATGTTTCCAAATGCCATAGTGTTAGCTGGGTTGGTCTTCTGTGTGACTATGATTGCAGCTCTCTGGGTTCCGCTTGGATCGTTCCCACCGCCTGTTACAAGGTTCCCGCTTACCAAGATGTTCTTTGGTGTTGAGATTCCACCTCCTGCGATTCGAATGTGTTCAAGCCCTGCGTCGCTTATTGTATTTTGGAAGATTCCTATGTCAGTATTGTTATGAGCCTGATCGGTGGAGGATACAAAGATTCCATATTTTGCAGGGCTTATGATCTGGTTAAGTGAGACTGTGATATAGTGGCTGCCTTTGGTAGACTGCGTCTGTTCGATATGAATCCCCGTATGGCCTGGATACATGAACTTGTTCAGTGTGATGTCTGTGGTATTTGTCGCCTGTAGATCAATACCTCCACCAGAACCTGCACCGTTTGAACCGTTGAAGATATTTCTAAAGATTGAGCTTTGGTTGACCCTGGAATAAACAACCGATTCGTCACCAAAACGATTAAAATAATTATTGTCTACTTGTATGAACTCAGAGTCTACTGCAAAGATACCGTGGTTTTCGTCATCTGTTGGCTCTCCCTCAAAACGAATGTTAGATACGCCGCCAGCAGATACCCCGTCAAAATGAATCGTCTTGGCGTTCTCCTTCATCTCTATGATAGTAGAGTATCCCTCACCTGAGATGAAAATCCCATCCTGTGTTACCTCTAACAGTCTTGTTCCGTTGGGAACATCGGTGAAAACGTAGGTTCCTTTTTTAATAAAGATGCTGCCGCCGTCTGTTAGTGCGTCAACTGCGTCCTGTATCACAGTGACTGCATCTGTACCTGAATAGTCAATTACGCCTGTCTCGCCGTTTATTGCCCAGATGGTTGTGCCGTTAGTCTCAATCTGGTAACTAGTCGGTATTGCCTCTGTTGGCGGTGAGCCTGCGAGAACTATCCCTGTCGTAGTTAGACTGGCAAAAAGTATGGCTATTATAATTAAATTTATGTGTAATTTATTCATGGACTGTTACCTATGAGGCTGCCGTTAATCCTGTGGCTGCCAGCATAGCGTTAATTGCCTCTATTGCTGTGATAGAGGTTGCCAAGTCAGTCGGATCAGCTATATGCAATGGTTGAACTATAGGAGTAGTGTCCCAAAATCCTACCTTTTGTGTGGTAGCAGTTGCTATTTTACATCCACCGCCTGTTCCTGTAAGAATATCATTGTTATTCATGTTAAGGGTTATTCCTGTAAGTTTCATACTTGCGGAACTAATATCCCATACCTCTGTTCCTGCTGCATTTTCAAATGAAAGATCATCTGCCGTATCAACTGATAATCTAAACTGACCATCTCCTGCGTTGTTATCCCATGTGAGTGACTGATTGTTTGCCAGTCTTATTTTTCCTACTGTTTGGGCATCGGTTTGTGATGTTTGTGTTAGGACATCAAAGTCCACAACATCATTGCCATCCATATCAAGATTCTGTGCCTGGACTCCAAGTCCTGTTATACCAGAGACTCCTGTGAGATTAGTTGCCACGCCAGATGCTGGCGTTCCTAATGCTGGTGTCACAAGGGTGGGGCTGGTGAATAAGTTAGTTACAGTCATGCTCTTGGTTTGAGGTGTTCCAGACGGATCGTCTACTAGGGGAATGATATCAGTTGCTGCTGGTGCTGCACCTAATGCAGTCAGATCAGTTATTTTCTTATCAGCCAATTATAATTTTGAATCCATTTTCACAAGAAAGTGACCTTGAACGTTCTGTTATAGGTGAGAATACCCATTTTGTGGTACCCTCCTTGCCTGCTTCCAGGTGTCTGGGATACTCTATAATGGATACCTCCTTGTCTTCTGTATGTGGAATTAGCTCAACATGTTCTCTGTTATCGTTTTTTACCGTCAAAGTAATTAGTGATTGGTCCCCTACCTGGGTTATGGGAAATGTAATCTTTTCCATCAATTCGCCGTTTAAATAATACTGTACCATTATTTCACAGACTCCATTGTTCTAATGTATTTCTCTAATGCTTTAATCTTTCTAGTCGCAGTTGCCTCCTTATCGTTCGATAGGGATTCCTTGATACTGTTCATCTTCTGTTCTAGCTGCGCTGCCATCTCCCTTATCTTCTCATCGTTATACTTATCAGAAGTAACCTTCTCGATCTTGTTTTGTAAATCAGTCATCTGGGAATCAAACTTTTGTTGCTGTTGCTGTTTCTCGTCCTCCATTGCCTGCTTTAGCGCGTCATCATCTGGGAGGTCTATACCAGTGTTTGCGCGATACCATTCCCTTAATTCTTTTATTGTAATTGCCTTGTCTGTGAATAGCTTTAGAACCTGGTCAGGTGTTAGCTCTACAATGTTCTGGGCGACAAAGGTTATCTTGAGCTTGGCCTCCTCTGCGTTGAGTCCATGCTGTTCTAGAATGGGATTGAATAAATCGGTAAGGAGTTTATTACATAAATATCTCTGGTAGCCTCTGACTAACTTCATCACGATATTCTCTGTAGTCTCCGATGATGCTCTGGATGTAAAGTCTCCAGTCAGGATATCATGTGGGAATTGTGTGCCTAGTTCGAATACCTTCTCCATATGCTGTACGTAATCGGTATACTTGCTCTGGGCTGCCGTCTCCCAGAACTCTATCTCTGGCTTTATCTTCTGTACCCTTTTGTCACCAGGCTTGTATCGTCTCCATCGTTCTGCCTCTTTTTCAAGATACTCGTCATTTGCCCCTGGATATGTTATGGTAGTGATGGGGTATGCGTTGTTCTGTATTATACCAGCAAATGCGTCCTCCATGCCCCACATTACCTCGACCATCGGGGCTGTGGTCCTGTTCCCTATTATCCTTGGAACCGCTAAAGGGTAGAATAATGATCTGCCCCATGCCTGCTTTGAATAATTAGTTAAGTTAAATTCTATGAACCTGTCCAGGTTATCCTCTCCCAGCTTTACTATCTTTCCTGACTGTTGCCTCTGCTCGTAATATTCCAGTACGCCCACATCGGTTCGCTTCTTGGACATTATCGTAGTCATGTCAACCTCTTCGACATCATCGGTCTGGCTAGAGTCGAGTCTCTCCAGTATGGCATTGCCGCAGATTAGTATGGTAGCCACCAGACCCTCAAACTTTCTATAAAAGTCAGTCTGCCTGATCCATTCATCTATTATTTCCTTGGCCTCATCGTTCTCTGCTGATACTATCAATTCTGTACCTGTGATTAGTTCCGCATACGATGATACGGCTACTCTCACCTGCGGTGTCTGGTCGTGGTATAATACCAATCTCTCAAAGGTGACCTGCGCTGGCCTCTCCCTGCCAAACTCTGTCTTTACTATTTTAGCTAATGGTGTCTTTGCTTCTTGAATCCTCTCAAATAATGTATAGCCTAGAATCTTCATGTTGGTCCCTCCAGTATCTGCAACTCTACTCGGTTAAGAGTAGATTCTTTATCGCCTGTTTTGGATATTTCAATCTTACAGAAGTATATACCCCTTGGTGGTATCTCACCATCCTTTACAGCATACTCCCATGTGCCGTCAGCTGCCACCACTATACTGGCTGTCTTCCTAAAGAAATCCCCGAAATGCTTTGGCCTGTGAAATATTAATGATATAGTATAGCCTGTAAGATTCTTGGCTACAGTCTTGTTGATGTCCGTATATATGGTTCCTGTCAGCTTATTGGTTGCTGAGAAATCTCCCCTAAACCATTGGTTCTGATCTAACGTTAGCCATAATCCGTAAGCCATTTATTCTAATAGTTACTGATACAATAAAGAGAATTATACAGCAATTTTTTCTGGTTTAATTACGTTGTTTACATATAGAGCCATTTTTTTTGCACATGTTTTACATATCTCGATGTCACCACAAGGCATCGGTATTTTAGGATTAGCCCCAAGAAATGCTTCAAACGATGGATTAAACGGCCTCAAAATATCATATCCTGCACCTGTTCCCTTTTTTTGTTCAAAAACAGAAGATAATACTACATCTTGTTTACAGAAATCACATTGTGTTATAGTGCGATTGTTACCCATTACATTCCACCGTTTGTAAAGAAGTATCTCTGTATAACCTTGGTATATCGGTGAGCCTTTGTCCTGTCATCCTCGCCTGTCTTCTCGATTCTCTCGTCTATCTCTACCATCAGTTTGGTAACTTCGAGCTGTCCCTCTAGGAACTGCTTTAGGATATCCTCTGGGGATTTGTGTCTCTGCATCATATCTATTCTATAAACCTCTTTTTACCCAACACATAAGATTGAATCTGGGTTTGACAATCAAGACAGAATATACCATCATGTACTCGTTTTGTATGATTGTGATAACATTGTGTTCTAATTAATTTCAGTTTCATTTTCCTTCCACCTTAGCCAGCCTATCTGATAACTCCCTGCTCCAGTCTATTAACTGATTGATCTTCTCTGCATTGGCATACTCGTCTTTTGATATAGTTAGGATAGGGTTCTGGTTCTTATCTAAATAGGCAAAACTGCCGTCCTCTCCCTCTGTAAGCTTTTCGAGTGGGATCTTATCCATGTTCAAGATGCCTTCAACCCCAAAATCTTATGAAATAATCTTTCTAAAGCGTCAGCCGTGGCATGACTCCCAACATCTCTTAGAGCCTTAATCTCTAATGGCATTATTTTTTTCAATCGCTCCACAATCTGATGCTCTTGTTCATCGGTATATGCGTACTCTACCTTTATGGGACTATCACTAATAATGGTCTTAATCATTTCTTCATCCAAATGCTTTAAACTCTGCATCTGTAATGCCCAAGGCTTTTACATCCCTGGGATGGTTTCTTAATCTGCTTAGAGCATAAAGTATTTTTCCATCATTGGCACGTTTGGGCAGTAATCCTAATTTTATAACTAGAGCATCCCTGTCTATCTTAGATGGTGGTGTGTTAGCAGCAAGTCTATTCTTTGAGGAAAAATCCCCTCGAACCCATTCGCTCTTTGGTTTAAGCTGCTTTACTGCTTTCTTGCTGGTTTTCTTCTTGATAGGCATCTCCCAGTATTCTCCTTATATCATGGTACACTGACCTTAATCTAATAAGTGATTCCGCAGGTTCAGACTCCATAACTTTGAGGTATTCTATGATGTGGTGAACTATTTCTCTATCTCTTTTATTTTGCCTGTCGAGAATATTGCTACCTGATCTGCCTGTTTGATTATCCATTGAATGCCATCCCATTCCATAATGCCTGTTTCGTGTAAAAGTCTAAAACCTCTGTGTATGCAATCTCTTGGTTTGTTGAATCGAATTTGGTTACACCATAATCTATTCATTCCACTACCTCTAGATCCATTCATCTTTAGATAACGGTGTGCGTTCCTGATAGTCTACCTGTATGCCGATAGGTCTATCTCCAGGTGACGGCATAATTCGTATCGTCTTAATCATTCTCATTCCACTACCTCAGTCAATACCTTGACATGCCCGCTCTTCTTTTTAGGTCTGTCCATTATCTTGCCGTCTGCTGTTATGCCTATAGAGGAGTAATCAAACCCTTGCAAGTCCCACAGCATCATGTCTAGTGCATCAACTAGATCAAAGGGCACCTCCTTCTTGTCTATCCCTCCCATCTTGTCGAACTTTACCGCCCTCATCTGTGAGATTAGAGCCTTGAATGTAGGGTGTATCCTTACCAGCTTGTTCTTGACCATGACTGAGGCATTGATTGGCATCTTCTTCTTTAGTGTCGTGGTAGTTTCACTCTCGCTGCCTTCCACTTCAGGTACCAGAGTGCCAAAGGCTACTGCCAAGGCTGGTACCCCTCTTGTATTTAGATCCTTGATGAATCCAGGATGTGCAGCATCTACCTTGCATGATTGTTTGTGTCTGTTATATGATTCCTCCATTACATCCAGCATCGTATTAGGGGATGCTCTGGCGTATTCCTCTGCCTCTGTTAGATATACAATGCCATCCCTTACCTCCCCTGCTACCTTGCCAAACTTTGATGAACCAAACGCTGGGTCAGCATATGTACCAGCTCGCCCTCCTGTATAATTCAGATCATACTCTTCTAGTATATCGTCTACTGCCTCAAAGATATCCCCGAGCCCATAGCCGTACTCACCCCATGCCTCTCTTAGGAAGCTGGGTGATTTCTTCCATTCCTCTGCTTGTTGTATAGTGAACCGTCCGTCCTTTAATGCCCTGTCTAGTAGCATGAACTTCCTTCTATACAGGCACTTGTTCTCTGCCTCCCCCTCTATCTCCTCAAATAACCCACCTGGCAGATAGGCAGTAGATACCCATACAATCCAGGGGTTCGTCTTTGGGATATATCGTTCAGCCACCTCTCTTGCCTCATACTGCTGTCCCTTTGGGAATAGGTCACCCTCCTCCATTAGCATTAGAATAGGGTTTAACCCATGAGCAGAGGCTACATGGTGGGAAGGGAATGCTGCTATCTTTACGCCGTTTAGGATACAGACTGTTTCTTTTGTCTTAGGCAAGTCAGGGAACAGCGCCTTTAGTCTCTGCATTATAGTAATGGCCAGATCAATTCTTGGACCTGTGATTAGAATAACATCTATATCGATATGCCTCTCCTTCCATGTGTCATCCTTAAGACAGTTCCATGCTATCCATCTAAGCATGAACTCTGTAATGCCTAGCCCTGCACATTTCTTTACCCATAGGTGCAATGTCTCTGCCAGGTCATCAGCTAGTTCTCTCTCGTAATCTAGATAATCTAATTTAATCTGTAGCCAGTCCCAGAACTGCTTAAACGTCATTCCCCTGCACTCAGGGAAATCTATACTGCTAGTTACGTGAAACTTGCGATTGTAATGGTCACTAGTTTGTTCGTACTTCTGGTTCCAGTTTCGCCTGTCTGTCTGCATTCTTGAATAGCTCCTCTACTCTTAATACTATCTTGGCTAATTCAGCCTTCTCATGTGATGCCCTGAGATATCTGTCAAAGTATGCAAGCTTTAATGAATGTGGTTTTACCTGATTCATTGTGGTTAGAACCATCTTGATATTAGTCTCTAATCTGGAACCATCTCTATTCAAGTCTGTCCATGAAACATTGGGCATATTGGTACAAGGTTAATGTGTAACCATGCCTAAAAAGGTCTTTGATTATATAAACTAGTCATATCGTTAAGCTCTACTACCATGAAGACCTAAATTTCGCCTTAAATGTTCAAACCGTTCTTTACAGAGTGGGCATTTTTCAGTACTCATATACCACCATACTTGACATCCAGGGCATCTGTCCATAGCCATTATGGTAAACACCTGTTAATCATCTATTACTCCATAGGAGAGCCTTCTCATAAACTCTTTATCCCCCCATAGCTTTAGCATCCTTCTCTTCCTGTATGCCAAGGTCTTAGGACTCATGCTATTAGCCTCTCATTCATGTATAGTTCGAGTCTCTTTTTAGCAATATCGATATACTCTTGCTTTAACTCTATCCCTATCCACCTTCTGCCTAGCTTCTCGGCTGCTATACCTACCGTACCAGCTCCAAAGAATGGATCTAATACTATTCCAGCTTCAAATCCTGCATTACAACCACAGTCAGTATAACCTATGATTTCATGTGTATTATAGCCTACACCTTTTCGATTAACAGTAGCTACCCGTCTATCGCCTTTAGCTTCTAGTTCATAGACACCGTTATTGTAAGGTTTCCTTATTGGATTGAATGTAGTTTTAGATACTGGCTCTCTATTCTTCCCACACTTCTTGCATATCTGTTCAGGACATGCACACTTTAGAATCTTTAATGGAAGATCTACAGGGAATGTGGCAAAGTGTGCCTCTGGGAATGGCTTTGGGTTGATAAAGAATACATCACCTGGATTCTTGCCGTTTGGATTGTTTAGATTGTTGCCGTCCTTGTCATAGTTGCCATAATGTTTGTCGGCTATGGTCTGCATGCCAGAGTGTTTACGTTCGCCCTTCTCGTTATGGGTTGTTAATTCCTCATCGCTTGCAGTCCAACTTCTATCTCCAAGCTTGGATTGAGCATGGCCTGTCTTATTCTCTCGTACTCTGATATTGAATGGTTTTGTTTCTGTTAGTGTCTTCTCTCTCACAGCATCCAAATTAAAATAATATTTTTGTTGCTTGGCAAAAAAGAATATGGACTCCCACTTGTTTGTGAACCTATCCTTGACACTAGATGGCATACTGTTAGACTTGTACCATGGGATATGATTTCGTGCTATCCAACCGTTATCTATGCAGGCGATGTAAAATCTTTCAGGCATACCGATTCTAGATTTGACAGGTACTGATTGTTTTTTATATGGTACTAAGCCCTGAAAGTGATTGTCTTGTTTTTTTGATGAATCACAGGAATGACAATCACATCCCATTCCATGAAGTCCTGATTGACCATAAATGCTCCCAGTGTTAGTGCCATAAGTATCTCCAAGATTAATCCAGACCGTACCTGTGTTCTTTAGGACCCGCTTTATCTTATCCATGAATGCCTGCATATGCTCTAGGTATTTGTGAAAGTCTTCCTCTAATCCCCACTGACCTTCTACCCCATAGTCTCTTAATCCCCAGTATGGTGGGCTAGTTATTACACAGTCAATGGATTCTTCATCCATTCTGTCTAGCTGTTCAAGGACATCGCCTTGCATGATAAGTCGATTTAATTCTGTCATTATACCATCGTTATCTTGTCTGGTATAAATTTAGACCATTCCTGTCTGGCAAAGCAGTATAGCATGAATATATCCGAATTGGGGTTATACCTTCTCTCCGTCCTCCAAGAGCCGCACACCATACACTGCTGGCCTATGAATCCTGCTGACTTTGCCTGATGTTTTGTTAGAGGCTCATATAGTAGATCGGTCTTTGATACGTGCTGCTTTAGTATCTTGCCTGATTGTTTAGGGGTGAGCTCAGCCTCTTCTGTCCTGAATCTCACGTAATGCGAATAAGCATCGGATAGTGTTGCCTGTGCCTTGGCATATACAAGAAGGTGCATGGTAGTCGGTGGTACCTTCTCTCTGCCATCCAGTATCTGGGATAATCGGGCTAAAGAATAGTTCATTCGTAATGCGTATTCGTCCCATTCTACTCTAGGTATGTGTGGTTCTATTTCCATCTTTTTCTCTAATGCTCGCTTGAACTCTTTTAGGACGTCTATTGTATCTGAGATAATTTGGATATAGTTTTTGTTTTGAATGGAATAATCAAAGGAACTATCTGAACGTGGATCATCCTCGTTCATACTTTCATACTCGTCTAGATTGTCCTTGCCTACATTAGTGACTAACTTGTATTTATAATCTAGGGATTCCCTGACATAGAAAATTGCTGAAGTCATTCCAGCTTCCCTAAGCTTTGCAGAGATGTGGCTGGAGATTGTATTTACTGGTGCATCATACACCTTTAGAGCCTGTAGCTTTTCCAGGTTCACTGCCCAGCGTGTTATTAAATCTCTCTTAGGAGATGATGATACCCAGATGGAGTTCTCAACGGAGCCAGGATTAAATAACTCTTTTTCAATCCATTCGTTCTCCTGAATGAGATTAGCTACGGTATCATCCATTCCTATAGGGTTATTATTCTATGGAACTATCTAAAATATCATGTGGAATTAATTTGACTTGTTCTTAAGTATCATTGTATACTTTCCTTTGGTTTAGACCAATCTTCGATATCAGGGGTGAGGGCTTCCGTTACCTTTACCAAAGTTTCTTCAGATATATTATTACAAATTGCGAGTTTAACTAATAGATCCGCCAAATCTCTTTTTCCGAATTCAGTCATCAAGTATCACCTAGTTTTGCAAAGTGCTCCCTATACTCCTCTGCCTTGGAGTAATTCTTAAATCCGTCTGGGATGATACGCCTGAATGCCCTATCGATACTATGATAGTTTGTAAGCTCCTTGGGATCTAGTGTTCTATCTCCAAAGCCATTCCACATTTTCCAAAACGCTATCAGCCGCTCGTTGGGGGTCGCCTGGATTAGCTCTGGGTGTATATTGAACATCTCGCCTATCCTGCTTTTTATGGTAGCTTGCTCCTCAGATACTGTCAAGAGTAAGCACCTACCATATACCTGTAAATCTCCTTGGTGAACATGCCCTTTTTGGCGTCTACTGCCTTTGGGTGACGTTCTTGTACTCTTATATCTATTATATCCAACAGGTCAATCTGGTCATCGATTATCTTGATATTCATGTCTATCTTTTTCTGCTTCTCTGGGCTCGGGTTCTCTGCTAAAGTTTCAGTGTATAGTTGTGTTTCTGTCTGTGGTGCGGTAATTGTTCCTGAATCCATATCGTGCGGAGTAGGACACATAGAGTGCACCCACTTGCCTACCTCATTCTTCTCAATCTCCACTCCTATTGCTATCTTCTGGTTGCAGTTGGTGCAAGTTGATGTGTCATATTTTGATTTCAATTTAATCCAAGCCCCTTCTTTAGAACCCTTTCAACAAATCGTGATATAGGCACATCCACAGGACACTTCATGATTATCTTATCGATGAGGGTTTCATCAAGGCTGTATGCTACTGACTTTCTCATTCCTTTACCTCCTTTAGAACATATTTGCCCTTTGTTTTATCATAGGCAATCCATGCTGGTAGAGCAGGCCAATTAATTTTTGCCATCAGTTATCAATCTCCATATGAGTTTTGATATGGTTACCATAATGACCAAGATTAGTGTATTCCTTACCACAGTGACTACACTTACAATATGTTGCAATTCTTGGTTTTCTTTCTTCTTTCATACTATATCTATATCTAATAGAGTTAATAAACCTATGTGATTTAATATGATAATTCCATGATACTAAACCTTATAAACCTAATAGTATCTACCTATAGTATGGCTCAAATAACACAAAACCAAACCTGTGACCAATGCAATAGAACAGCAAAATACACATATCCAGTAGCAGGCTGTGAAGATGCAGTAAAGTGTGGATATCATACATGGTGGTTTGGCACTCAAGGTGACCCAGAATATCACCAACGGCTAAGAACTGAATATGAGGTTGAGAACTAATGGAAGAATCAACCCTCAAGGTAATCAAAGATAAGGATGACTATAAGACCAAGGTAGAGATTAAGGAGAACGCAAAGGGTGAGGCATCCATCACTGTGACATACAGGGATGATGACCCAAAGGTGGCAGTTGAGATGGCTTTGAAATCCTACAATGCAACCAAAGATGCACTCCTGTTAATAGAGAAGGCACGAAAAGATATGGAGAACAAGGAATGAACGAATTATATGGTGATATGCCAATAACAGCAACCAAAGAGATAGTGGATATTTGGAAAAATGATAATCTTAAACTTTATGAGGTTTGGGCTTCTTTAGGTAAATTTCTCTATGATTATTATGGTAAAGATGAAAACAAGAAAGTAATTGATAAGGCGGCAGGACTAATGAATGAAGCTTATATCAACCAACATCATTCAGGAGGTTCTCATGGCGTGGTCACACAATGTATTATGGAATATTTAAGCGGGAAAATGAGTGAGAAAGAAAAAAGGATCATAAAGCCTAATGACTGACACCAACAAGAAGTACACCACAAGAGGCAAGAGATTCACCCCATACAACCAGACTAATGGCATGCTGTTCCATGATGTCCTGATTAATGTGCACACAAAGCCAGAGATAATTGTGAGGCATCCTATACCAGGCTGCTGGGTGCAGAGAGGCAAGAGCCATATTCAGTGGTCAAAGAGTGGGAAATGATGTGATTAAATGTAAAATTATAGGTCATAACTGGGAAATGTTTTGGACTGACCATACAAAAGTTTCATGTGATTTATTCTGCCTGAGATGTGGCAAACAAATGCCCAGTTCAAAAACTAAGACAATAGAACCATTATCCTTTGCTAAACTACAAGAGTTAAGGCGTAATGATGGTAAGTAGAGGCTAACGATATGAGTAGTTTAAAACTTGGTGATAAATGGAATCATTTTTGGTGCTTTGTATTGGGTCATAATACAAGAGACTGGTGGTTCTATCGAGAATGTCAGCGATGTGGGGATGGATATGAGGATTTGAAACAATGAAGGGGAACAAATCGTTTATCAGCCGTGCCATGAAGTCACAAGACTATCAGGGCGATATAGAGGAGAGGGGTAAGGTGTTAAGGATATTGAATACAAGGTTCCTGCTGAACCCTTTATTGGATGAGACCATATTCATATCCAAAAAGACTGGAAGAATGGGACAGCCCAGCTCAAGAAGCAAGGAGGATCTATTGGATCATTGGTGGCCTCACAATCCTGACCTGTATATCAAGCACAAGAAGATAGCTATAGAAATTGATGGCTCTGTGCACTGGCAGAACAGCAGGGCTCAAAGGAGGACGAACGAGCGAAACGAGCACTATTCAATGGCTGGCATTACACTGGTATGGCTTACAAAGGAGACGGTTCTAAAGTGTACGGATGAGGAGCTTGAGATAGTTCTCAGGGAGAAGCTGGGATTATGACTTTGACTAAAGATGATTTTATGCAAGTTGATGAAGAATTAGATTTTGAAAACCACTTGATTATTTCAGAGGAAGTTCTAGCACAAATCCTAAAGAATCAGGATATAGTTGAACGATTGAAAAAACTAGATTTACCATATATCATTCAATTGTTAAAAGAATATGGATTTGCTATATGTCAAACCTCAGAGTGTAGATACAAAGTAGCATCTCAATGTGATCCACTTCAGGAACTTACAAAGATTCTGGATGGAAAAGATGCCTAACATATCATATACAGATGCAGAGTATTGCCGCACTTGTAAGGTGAGGTATCCTATAGGTACACGGTTCTGTAAGAAATGTAAGTGTCTTCTAGCCATTGCACCCAAGAACAAGAGATGGCAGAAGATTAAGACTAGATACTAGATTTCATTATAGATAGTTTGGCTTGTATTGCATTAAGATATGATACTGCGGTACTGTGTGTTACGCCTAACCCCATGCACCATCTCATCATCTCGTTTTTGGTTTTGCCATTTAGTGCCATCTTTAACAGGTGGTTAAGTCGTATAGACCTGAGATGATCAGGTTTCATTTTCTACAATACGGGCAGTCGCCGTAACTCTTATGATATTCCAGATTATGCCAGGGACAGAACTTGAAATCTGATTTTGTTTTATTTGACATTTAATACCTCTTGTTTTGACTTTAGTTTAATCTTAGGATAAAGGCATTTGTTCTTCTTATCATATCCTATATTGGGATACTTTTCCAGAAAATAACCTCTCTCACTCTCCCACATCCTAGGAGATATGCCAAGAGAATCAAAAATAGTGTATAATTTTATCGAGCCTATCTTGGTCACCAAATCATTAATCTTACCAGCACGTTTTTGGAACTCATAATCTTCCATGACATAAAAAACTCCATCCACCCACATGTTAAATCTTTCAAAAAAAAGACTTGACAACCTAATTAATTATAATAATATTTAATAATAATGTGGGTTTTACACTATACAGTCACTCGATGGCAACGAGCTGCTCTCCTATGAGCACTATGGGTTTATCACTCGATCATGTGGGGATGTGGAGTTTCATATAGAAGGCGTGAGTTTTCGGTTTCATTCCTTCAAAAATAACACATTCACCATGACATTATCATTCTGGTATAATCTATCTTTAAAAAGGTTAGTGACACCCAACCATAACCTGTCATGGAAGAATGATTGGGTATCCACCTATCCTTAGCTTATCTTAGTACATCATTATAAAAAACTTATGCGCGCGTGTGTTAATTCTCTGCTTCATAGCCGAGGTAGAGCATCAAAAGCATGACCGAGCTCAGCAGAAGGTCTCTAGTATCTTCTTTTCCTGTGATATAACCAGTTCTTTACTCTGGTGTAAAAACGCCAGTTCCATAGCCTGGTGCCGTATATCTTCCTGATTCTATAGATATCCTCAGGCGAGAGAGTCATCGTTCCCCCGTTATAGTAGGGGTTCATTACGTCTTTAGTGCTAGATTCAGAGTGCCTGAGTCCTATAGAGTGTCCTATCTCGTGGACTAGAACCTGGATTAAATTGTAAGTTTTAACCATAACTATAGAGCCATCTCGGTTCTCATGTCTCATATTTCTTCCATCTAATGACCATCTGTATTCCTCATTGAAAATTATAATCCCTGAAATTTCTCCCTGACCTGGAAAATAGGCGTATGCTAGGGTAGCTGGGTGGTCCCTAAAGTGTGGTTCTTCTACCTTTGTTTTAAATTCTATAGTGATATCTGGATTCTGATTCCTTCGAACCCATTTTAGTTTTAGTGGGATCTCCAAGTCCCACGTGGTCATGGCTAGGTTTAGTGCCTTTCGTTCCTCTGCTCTACCTGGTATGTCTTCTGAATCCCTGATGAAAGAGTATGTTACTATATCTTGTTCCCACTTTCTGGACCATTCTGACTGGGATTCAAACTGTATCTCTGAGGTTCCAACTCCGACTACAGCATCACATCTGTTAGCCATAAAGAAAAATGGGAAATCCTAAGTAAAAAGAGCTACTAAGGATTTATTTAGGATCTGTTCCTGATGTTTTTCTTGCCATAGCTTCCACCTTATCGGCTGCAACCATAGCAACTATTGGCGCTAACAAACCTATAATATGAACTGGGTCAGTTATGATATCCTTGATTACTATAAGGGCGACTATGCCACCATAGACTAGGATACCCAAGTGACGGGTTCGGATGTTCATGGTTCTAGCTTAGATAGTTGGTATATGGGAACTAAGTTGAGGATAGGTATGGATAAGAAATGCCACTTCTGTCAGAATTAACATAACTTCCTATCCTCAGTATTATAACAATCTAATTACATATAGGGTCTTCGGGTACACGGGAACAGATTAGATTAATTGCAATGTCTGTGCCTATCTCTCGAAGCTGTTCATTGTCCATCGCTTCATTAATGATGGTATCTCCGATGATTGTAGAAATATTAGTGCTCATGTCTACAGCTATGAGTGCTCCACCCCCACCTAAGAGCCCAATTACGGCAAGGATGATTGAAACTTTGGCTTTACTATTCATAGTTCTACAGTCACCTTATACCCACACTTCTTAATATCACGTATCGACATTTTATCTAATCGCCATAATTCATCATTATCTAATGCCAGTTTGATTGCCTTTGCCCTCTCTTCCGTCCTGTAAAGTTTGAACCTACAAGATGTTGAACAATAGTGTCTTTTTCTTTTTCCTCTGTAACCTGAATATTCTGCAAAGCCTTTCCCACAATTTTCACATTCAGCATGATAGGACATATTCTCTTATGGGCAGTATTTCGAAGTTAAAGGCATTTGCTCATGCTCCTGTCCCCAAGCATGTCTTACCTCATGCTGGAATACGTTACAGCCGATAATTACAGAGTCTCGTTCGTGTCCTATCCATAGATAGATAGTCTTGATGTCAGTTGACGTTATTCCTAGAATGAGTTCATTGTAGGGGAGATCCTTGTTTATCTCGTTTTGCTGCCATATCCATTTCATGGTATCCTGCCAGAGCACAAACTCTACATTCCATTCACAGTCATAGCCTTCTGCTAGGGGAACGCATAACATAAAAAAAAGTAAGGGTATCAATTTACAAAGAAATTGATCTCGTCTTCTTCGTTGTCTATCTCGACTAGAACGGTATATGTGCCTCTGTCTGCGTTGTTTGGGATTTCATATCTCAGGTAAAAGTCATCATATGGCTGAACACCTGTATTCCTGGAGTAGATTCTATCGTTGTCTGGGTCTCTGATTTCCCAAGATACAGTTCTCTCGTTAGAATCATTATCTCCTAAGATAAAGAGTGTGTCACGCTCGTCAAACCTGTCCTCTCGGTCGTCACCTCTTGAATCTGTTGCAGTGTATAGGTCAAAGTCACCTGAACTTGAACTCGTGCTACTCGAATGAGTATGGCTTGGAAGTGCATAGTTGTGGTTATGATTCACTGCTGCATAGTTTGTATGAGGTGCTGCTATTGCTGCTTTTACCTCTAACTTGTATGTCTCAAAGGTTGCCTTTGATACATAGTTATCATTTAACCATTTTACACAGTTTGTATCCTTATGACATTGTTTCATATCCATCATAGCAGGCATTTCAATCTGTCCAACCTGTTTGTAAGCTGAACCTGCTACTGCGCTAGCAACTATCGCTAACAGTATTGCAGCTACTGGCAAAATATGGGCTTTGGTTATTTCAGTCATTGTCCTTTAGCCTTGTATTCACACGCAGTCTTTAGCCATTCAGGATACTTGTCGGTGCCCTTCTTGGTATCATACTCTGATGAATACGAGTCACAGGCTAGTGTTTGAATATTTATGAAGTTTCTGCGAATATCCCTATCTGTTTGGACATTTGCCTCTTGACATATTGCATATTCTCTCGCTAGATTTACTGCTGCATCACTGAAATAATTTGGGTCACCCCTATTTTTTCCAGTCAGATCACCTGAGCATAATCCTTGTCGCTTACCTGCTAATGAACACATAAAGTCACTAGCCCTTGTCTCTGCATCTGCTATGTTTTCAGGTGTTGCGTCCTTTTGTGGAAAGTATCTCGTTTCATCCAGTCCTCTGTTTTCAAGTGCAAGTTTTTTGCCTTCTTGGTCTGCTGTGTATGTATGGTTATACTGTTGGCTTAGCCAAGAGTAATCCTGTTGACCTCGACATTCTTCATAGTCCAAAGCCAGTTGTTTTAACTGCTGGTTCTTCTCAAGATGTTTGAAGATAGGTGCCTCATCGCTTGTAGTTAGATTGTAACTAGGTACGATTGCCTTCCATTCATCAATTCCTAATTGACAAATTTTCAGTGTAGATAGTGCCTTTCTGACCTCTGGGTCAAGGTCTGCAAGTGGGTCTGGTTCTGGAACGGTTTTTTGTTCCTCAAAGCCATCTGACTCACTTCCGAATCCTGGGGGTTGTGGATCGTTTGCCTCAATTAGGCCAAGATTCTCACTTATCCATAACTCGTATGTTGCAGTTTCGTCACCTACTGGTGGTGGCTGGGGAATTGAATCCTTGAGCCATTGTTCCAAACCATAGTAGAAATCATAGGTATAGACCTGTTTTTCTGACCAATAACCTATCACCTGTGCGGGATGCCTTTCTAATGGAAGTTTGACTCCATAGTAAATGCCATCTGTTCTGAACCCACATTCATCGATGTAAGGATATTTGTCACAGATTTCAGCCCAGTCAAAAGTCTCTGTTGTTCCTGCATATGCAGCTCCTAGAGACCCAATAGTGAATAATACTGCTACTGTAGCCACTAAAAGCTTGTTTCTATAGGTACAGTCTGAGCATACCCAAGTTACCGTATTGATTCTGTCGTCATTTAGTCGTTGTTTGTGTTTGCATTTTTTACAAATTTTCGTAGTCATTGGTGTTATTGTTGTTATTGTTATTGTTTAGTTGGTGGTGTTTAGAACACTTTGACGTTTGGTTAAAATTATTTCTTCTGGGCTAAGTGAGTATTGAGCATTCCCTCAAGTTTTTTTATGCAACCATGATTTCTATAGTTTTGTAGGGCTATGGCTCCAAGTGCTGGAAGAATGATCCATTGTAGTATTTCTACGGTTTCCAATAATCACTTTTCAGGCTCTGGGTTATTAGGTGCTTTTTTTGTGCTGGGTTGAAGCTCCTCGATCTTTTTCTTTAGTGATATGATCTCAAAGTCTTTGTTCCTACCATCCTCTAACAGTTTGAGGGTCTGCTCATGGTACATCTCGACCGTATTCATTAATCCAGCCAGTGACTTGTGAGCCTCCCTGTATACCATATTGATGTCTATTGTTCTTGCAGTCATTGTATCACTTTAGAAAGGTAGCCCACATAAACATTATTGATCATGTCTCCAAGTTGTGAGTCATGGACACTCCTGACCATGCTCCATCTGATTGTCTAACTACTAAAACTGAAGTGTTCAAAGTGGTATTGATATAAACTCCTACTGCACCTGGCAAAGTACCAAAATCTGTATCTATTGCTGAAGCACCTGAAGGAACTGAAGCATTTTTAGTTGGTAGTCCAATCGTACCTAATGCACCAACTGTATATGATGTATTATTTACTTGGATTCCTATCTCAGTAGATGAATTGGATTTTATTTTTTGGCCTCCTCCAACTGCTAAATCTATAGTAGTGGCCAAAGTGAGTAACGTATTCGATAACGTCATTCGTGCTGCTCCTCCTGTACTAAATTGGATATTATCGTCAACTGCTGCTGAAATTATAGAATCATTATCTGCGTCTAAAATAAGATCATTAGCCGATAAATCAACATCTACATTCATTGATACTACGGTGTTGAAAATCACCATTCGTGCTGATCCTCCTGTAATAAATTGGAGAGTATCATCACTTGCTGATTGTATTATTGTATCTCCATCTGGATCTAGGATTAGACTAAAACCATTAGCATCCCGATCAGATGTCCAGGGAGTGTGTCCAATTCCCTGCTTGCCTGTTGTTACCTGTTGCCACTTGTTATCTGTCACATCAAACTGGAACAGGATGATGTCATCATCCACTATATCAAAGTCATTACCGTCAATGGTCTCGATATTGCCACTGTTCTTTAGCGTGATTGTATCGGTCTGTATGCCCTGGATGAACAAGAGCTGTCCGTTATGCTCTGCACCTGTAATGGTAACTAGATCATCTGTACTGCCACTTGCAGGACTTAGTATAACCCTGCTGGTAAAATTATCAGTTGTTTTGCTGATGTCTATGGCATCGCTGGCTATGGTGATTAGTCTGGGGAAAAAGGCAATAGGGCCAATCATTGTCCCGCCCGCTGTAGGCAGAAAATTAGTATCACTCTGGCCTTTGTTTGAACCAGCCCCAGCTCCTGATGTAAAAGATACCCCTCCACTTGTGACTGTATTTGTTCTTCTGATCAGAGAGAATAGATCCATTGTCTTGTTCTGTTCGTCCTTGATTCTCTTGCCTATTCTTGTCCTGGCTTTTGCTCCGCCGAATGCCATTATGTCACAAACCTCTTAATCCCAGTGATGGTTCTAGTGAAATTACCGCCTCCTGTTCCTGTAGGCTTTGTAATTTTATAGAGGATTCTCTTGGCGACTAGCCGTATGGTATTTGCAGTGCCACCCGAATCAGCAGTTCTTGTATCTGCATCATTAATCAGTTTGGAATCTGTCAGGAAAAAGGTATCACCAAAGTTAATGTCCAGTTTACCGCCTGTCGTTATGATGTATTCCTTATGCTGGAACTGTTCGAGTTCCAACTGTGAGTCTACTATCTGCTGTAATTGTACCGAGTTAGATACGTCTGGAAACTGCATGGCAGGAGGCTCTATAGGTCTTGTAGTATCTGGTGAGGTTACCTTTAGGAGTGGCTTGGTAAAGCAGAACCCATCTATCGCCAGCCTTACATCTGCCGTTCCTGCCGCGACTCCTGTTAATGGTTTTGATAACAGGGTGGGATTGAATCTTCCCTCGGAATCATAGGAGTCCTGCCATTGGACACCGATTAGCTTGATGTTCTTCCATTGGAATACGTTTAGAATCTCTATATCCTTTGTGAACAAGATTGGTCCCTGCAATGCCCCTTCTATTGGTGCCCTTGCTCTGTATGCCTCAAACCCTGAAAATGGTAGGTTAATCTGCTTCCACAGGTCGTTAAACGGAATGACAAAGTCCTGGATTACAATATTATCCTGGTTATCATACATGAAGCACCTCATGGCAAAATTCCCCTGAAGTACCAGTGCTGCTGTTAGATCCTTCCATTGGAATTTAATCCAGAACTGTATTCCATCCAAAATGCCATAGTCTTCTGCCTCTGCATTATTGAATCCCACAAGACCCGATCTCGTCAGGTGCATGTTGTTCACATCTATTGTTGCTGGCTCGTGCTTTGTTGCGTGAGATCCATACAGCTCGCCAAGAGTGTTTGAGTTGTAACTATTCTCTGGGAAGGGGACAGACCAGTTTGCCCATGCCCCTATCTTGTAATATCCATCACTTGTAAATATCCCAGCAGGCAGAACATCTAATGCCGTATATGTCCATCTCCATTCAACCGCAGAACCGTCACCATATGTGGTAGACCCATCACTTGTAGAGTTGTATCCTGCCACATTGGTTATGGTATTTACAATATGAAAACAGTGGTTTCTTCTGTCACTCCCTGATATGTCCGTCCATGTACCTGACTGTAGTTCGTATACCTTGCCTTCGTTTCTTATGGCACATCTCTCGTCATTTGCCATTACCCTATGAACAATCCATTCATTTCCGTTGTATATTGCGACATTGTTTGTGAATGCCCGTCCAAACTTGTCATTGCCTGTAAATCCGTTGATTCCAGTACCGTTAACTAATGCCCTTAGTCCCCTGTAGTTTCCTCCTGATGCTGCTCCATGTTTGTAGTTTACATCAAAATTATCTGTCGTTGATTTGAGATGAACCCATGTCATGAACTGTGTGCCGTCTTCTATTACCATGTTGGCGTCAAAACATCCCAGACCCTTGTTTGTGCTTGATGCGTCACTGCCTGAGCTTTTCCATTCGTCTGCCTTGCCCTCTGTCCATTCTGAATATCCGTTTGCTGCTCCCTGTATCTCATCAAAGGTTTTGACTGTCCATGCTGCTCCTGGAGGTGTCGTGGATGTTTCAGCATTTGCCTCATAGACTACTCCAGCAATCTGTACCCTTGCACCTACAGGATAGGTAAGACTGCCTATATGGTCAGGTATCAATTGAAATGCCTCTAGCTGTCCTGCAAAGTCCTGGACCGACTGTGGGAGTGTACCGACTCCCTTCTTTCCCCAAGCCTTGACAACTGAACCAGTAATGGCATCAATTCCCCCCTCTGTAGGTGCCTCGTTTACCGAGTTAGAGTCCGTAATGGTAATCTCGTTTCCTGCTGTTGGCTTGCTTCCAGAGGCAAATGCGTTAAACTCTATTGTTGTGGTACTTCCTGATTTTGTGTTAAAGTATAATTCCCAAAAGTCAGCCGATCCCCCTGCTGCCACGCTGGAGCCAAGACCTTCGACTACCTCAAGTAATCCGTCATAAGTTTTAAGCTCTGAGACGGTAAACTCATAGGTGTTTGATGTCCACTGGGGCAGCTCGTTGTTCCCTGATGTGAAGGTGTCATGATCTTCGACCTCAGGTGAGCTGGAGCCGTTTATCTCGTTGTAGAAATCTACAATGTCCTTTGTGGTTACAGTAGCCGATGAGAAAAAAAACTGCTTTGCAAAGTCTATCTTCTGTAAGTGGTGCTCCTGCCCTAACAGTTCAACCTCGCAGGTATACCCCTCCCCTGCGTTCTTTATCGGTATAATCCTGTCTATCTCAAATATCTCAGTCTGAACCGTAGAGTCATCGTCCGTGATGGCTATCTTTACCTGGTCAAACTGTGCAAGAACTGGTGCAGATGTAAGGAATTTCCCCTCCCTACAATCCAGTTTTAACTTGGCTGACTTTATCTCACCTGTCCCAACATCTACAAATTGTATCTCTTCTGTATCGTTGGAGATGTTTGTATTTCCTGAAGCTGGATCATGTGTTATGACATAGCTAAACTCTACCATTATGCAGTACCATTACGATATAGTATGCACTCAAAGTTGGCACGAGTCTGAAACTCCTCAATATCTTCAATCCAGACATTTTGCAGGATATAGCCTATCGTTGATGAGGGAGTTTGATCCAGTTGTGACATGTTGTTTACCCGTATGCCAAACCTGCCAAATGGTAGTGAGGCGTTTGTCTTATCCTCCTTCATCCAGTTGAAAAATTGTGTAATGCCGCCTGAGCTTGCTGGTGTATCAAAGTAACCCTTGATTAGGACAATCTGTGTTCCTAGTTTGCCAGCCTGTATCTGGGATAGATGCCTGTTTGGGTTTGGATGTATAGACAGGTCTTCCGTGTATGTTATTCTTGCGCTGGATAAGTGGGATAGTGCATCTGGCTGCGTTGCCCCGCTGTTGAACTCTATTAGTTCATCTGATGCCGTCTTTTGTGTGGCCTCGTTTTGTCCATTAGAGTCATTGCGCCATATTGCGGCAGTTCCTTCCTGTACCATTATGTCTTCTCCTTCTTAGGTTTTGGTTCTGGTTCCTTTGGTTTTGGCTGTATACAGTCGGCGCATTCTCCTCCGTGATACCTTTTGTGTTTCTTGCAGAATTTGATTGTCCTGTGTGCCCTCTCATACTCTGCTTTAACCTTTGATTCCTCATCCTTCTCTTTCTGCGTCTTTTTCTTTCCCATTATCTTTGCCATTAGCGTCCTCCCAGAGACATGCCTTGTGCCCGCTCAAAGAGTCCTATGTCTAAGACCCTGTCTGCATTTGTCCTGATTAGATCAGATGTATTGGTACTAAACTGTCCCTCACTGGAACGAAACCCCTGAAGCTGCTGAATGATAACCTGCCTGTCCCCTATTCTGGTGTTCTGTCTTGTCTGCCTGTCAAGCACCGCAAAGGCCTCCTCTCTTGCATCTATTCTGACTCGCTTATCTAACAGGCCACCAGGGCGCTGTAGCTCTTGAACTATCATGGGGATAAGGCTGGGAATGATAGCCAATGCTGCTGCTGGACCTAGTGACGCACCTGCTCTACTTAGAAGTCCTGTCAGGTCACCTCTTGAGGCTCTAAGGGCAAGCCCGACATCACCGCCCTTTACTCCTATACCCCCGCTTGTATCAGATGCTTCCGTATTGGATTCGCCTGTAATTGATAGCCCCTCACTTGGGAATGCTGGAGACTGAAAGCCTGCCACATCGATTACGGTGTTAATCTTTGGCGAGTCTCCCCCTGCCGAGGTTATAGTAGTATTCAACAGTGCAAAGCGAATCATCTCGTTTACCTGATCTATTGTCAAGGTCATGATATCGTCACCGTATTACCTGTAATTCTTACAAAGATGTCTATTAACAGCTTGTTCTCCCCCCGTCTTACAAAGTAGTCTCTTAGAACCCCTGTGGCTGCAAACGTCTTAGCTGAACCTGTGATGGGTGTTGCAACCAGTTTCCACAATGTTGATGTTGCCGCCCCTGATGTTAGTTGCGTCAGGGTATTCAATGAGGACAGCTCGGGAGTTGTCAGCATGAGGGTACAAGTGAAAAAATTATCGCCCATGCCAAAGGTATAGTTTGGACCAGAATCGTTTGTGGTCTGTCTTAGTTCGTTGTTTCCCACTCTGATGGCAAGATCCCTGACAAACGGGTAGATGTCAGAGCCAACCTCCAGGGTGAACTCGTCATTATTTACAAACTCTGCAATAGCACCAAGATCAGCCAGAAGATGCCACCGCCTTTAATATTACCACTTGTCCCTGCCTATCATGTCCTACTAGGGAGGTCTCAAGATCCCTAACCTGCTGGACTATACAGGAATCCACCGTAGCCCCAAGATTATAGTCCTCTGTTATTTCCTGCTTGATTAGTTTGACAAAGTCATCAATGACCTCCTCTACCGTTGAGCCTCGCTTCCGTTGTGCTATTAGAATAATCCTAAAAAACATTGTATGCTCCAAGCCCTTTATGGCGTTTGACTGAACCGCGCCTATCTGTCTTAGAGTATCTATGGTGTTCTCATGTGTTACCCAGATGTGTGGAAGAGTGGTCTCGGTCTTTAGGATTGACATTCGTGGTGCCCCCTCCTCTATCACCCTGACCTTGTTGTCTGCCCCAGTTGCACTAAACAATGTAGAATTGGTTTTTAGAATTGTTACTATCTGCTGTTTTATGGCAAAGGTATCGATATCAGTTGCCATGACTCACCACAGAGCGAACTCATGCTGTGTGCCAGACTGATAATTGGAATTGAACCTCTCCACGATGTATGGCTTGCCTTCCACGGCTCTCTGTAGGGTAAGTCCCTCCTTTAGAATCTCAAACTGTTCCATGAAAAATTTAGAGGTAATGTCATCGCCTCTGTGTTGTTTATATAATGCTGCTGCGTATAATGCTGCCATCTGCTTTAGGTCATTTTGAACTACCGAGGTAGCAATAGGAATTTTTTCATCGTGAATTAGTAAAATATTATCAAGGTGCTGATCGGCTACAAGACCAAGTTCATCAAGAAAGGTGTCATCTGCTGCATCACTTGTAGAGATTTCTAATAATCTTTTAGTACGATCTTGGTCGTAATAAACGCCAGCCATACAATAGGATATCTCTGTATTGATTTAGGAACTAATTCAAGTCTATCTCGTAATCTACTGACATGTCCTGAAGCATGCCTAGTGTGACATGCTCCCTAGTCGCTTGCCTCTTGTCGTATTTATAATGCCATTCTAACAGCTGGAACGGCACGACCTCACAAAAGTTTCCATATACCACATGATCGAATTTCTTGTAGTTTTCCAGCTGTTGCAGGATAAGCTCGTGGTGTATCTTCTTGGCATCTGCTGTCACCCGTATGACAGGATCAAACTCATACTCCTTGGCACAATGGTAATATCTGGCTATAACGTCACACTCTGAGCCAAAGAAGACATTTTTCCCTGGTAGCATTTCTGCTATCTTCTTATCTCCAAAGGGAACGGCTACCACCACAGGTAACTTTGTCAGCTCGCACTGTGCTAGAACGATATCAATCAATCTTGTATTGTTGATGTATTCCAGTATCTTGTTTGGGAAGCGCCTTGATTTTAAGCGAGCCTGGATGATTATGCCTGGATTCAGAATTTACACTCCTGTGTATTTATCAATTATACCCCTCCGTTTTGCATATTCTATCATTTCAGGTTTCAAAACACATTCAATATGATAGTGTTTACCATCAGCAAAACCTCTAATGAATTGGCCTTTGATACTTTTCCCACAAGTTTTACATACTGTCTTATTTGTCAAATTCACACCTATCTATTTTATGAGAATAAGAACCACATTTACCACACCTAATAATCTCAGTTTTACATTTAGCCATTTATCCTCAGCTTATCTAGTTCGGCATCTATGATATAATCTTCATGATATAGAAGACCGCCTGAGCAGTTTACTATAGTCTCCTTAGGCCACTGCTTTGCAAAGTACCAAAAGTCTGTTTGCCATGTGTGGTATGTGGCTGGCGGGTATGTCATGCCAGTATGCTCCATTCCTACCAGAACAATCTTGTCGGCCTTTAGGTATTCTTTGGCGTAACATATGGCAAATATCCCACAGTTGGATGCCCTAGGCTCGTCATGGTATGTGAATCGCTCAAATGTACCATACTTGTTTACGTGCTTTGCTATATGGCCTCGTGTAATGGATGAGCCTACCACTATCGTATCCTTTAGATATTTGGGATCAAAGAGTTCAGGGTTTATTATTTTCTTGTTCTCTTCTAGGGTCATTACATAATCAGGGATTAGACCCTTTTTGGCAAACTCGTTAAACATTATCTCAACTAATACAACCTTCCCAGGAAACCTCTTTATCGCCTCAAGGTTCATTCTAGCTGATGGACCACCGCCTACGATGAGAACTGGGTTCTTAGCTAGGATAGAGTTCTTTTTCATATAGGCTGGCCTTGTGGTGGGTACCCTGCCGCCTCGCATCTCCATTAATCTCTCGGTTATCTGCTGCCTGAACTCTTCAGGCTTCATGCCCATAGCCTCTGCGTGCTCTCTCTGGGAAATAGTAAGGTCGCCCTTTGAGTTAAGGTGTGTTCCCATCTTTCTCCAGAATCTTTTGAAGCTCGTCTCTTAGTTTTTTATCATTTAATGAAAAATTATTTTCATTTGTTCCTAATTCTTCAATTCGTTTTTTCAATCGTTCATAGA